GCCCGTGACGGAAAACATGGATGCCATGACGGGTAAGCCGCTCAAAGCCTTCATGTATCAAGATCACGAGGCACACATCGCGGTGCACATGGCCCTTGGGCAAGACCCCAAGATTGCACAGCAGATTGGGCAAAACCCGATGGCGCAGCAGATTACTGCATCACTTCAAGCGCACATCATGGAGCACGTGGCCTTCCAGTATCGCCGCGAGATTGAGAAACAGTTGGGCGCGGCCCTGCCGCCCCTGCCGCAGAACGACATGGAAGAGTACGACTTGCCGCCGGAATTCGAGGCGCAGTTGTCGCAATTGGCTGCAGCCGCAGCCGCACGAGTCTTGCAGAAAGATCAGGCCGAGATGCAGATGCAACAGGCCCAGCAGCAACAGCAAGACCCGCTTATTCAGATGCAACAGATGGACCTGCAGATCAAGCAACTTCAGGCGCAGACCAAAGCGCAGCAGATGCAGATCGAAGCGCAGATCCAGCAGGCCGAGATCCAACGCAAACAGCAGAAGGACATCATGGATGCCGCTGCCAAGGCCGACGAGTTGGAACTTCGCAAAGCAGAAATCTCTGGGCGTCAACAACTTGAGGCAGCGCGTCTCGGCGTGGACATCCAGAAAGACAAGGCTGCCCTGTCTGCCAAGCAGCAGATGGAGGGAGTTCGCCTTGGTATTGAGATGGGCAAGGCCAAAGAGTCTGCTGAACTACAACGGATGGCTGCACAACAGCGTCCGCAACCGCCCAAAAAGGAGGAGTAAATGGCTTATTCCAACGCTCTGGAATTCTTGGACTCAAAACTCCAAGACGAGCGCATTTTAATTGTTGAAACCTTGATCCAAGGCAAGTTGGACGAGGGTGAATACAAACGTCTTTGCGGGGCGTTACAGGGTCTCGACCTCGCGCGCAATCACATTAAAGACCTTGCAAAACGTATGGAGCGTGATGATGAGTAGTATTGACGTTGCTAAAACTCAGGAAGAGGCTGCTAAAGCCAAACTCCTGCCAGACCCGAAAGGCTATCGGATGCTATGTGCGGTTCCGTACGTAGAGGAAGAGTTTGAGGGTGGATTGATCAAGGCTGACGAAACGCGAAAGGTGGAAGAACAAACCACTGTCGTACTTTTTGTCGTGAAGATGGGCGACCTTTGTTATGCAGACAAGGACCGGTTTCCGACTGGCCCTTGGTGCAAGGAAGGTGATTTTGTCTTGACCCGTCCGTATTCAGGCACCCGCGTGGTCATCCACGGCAGGGAATTCCGCATCATTAACGACGACACCGTTGAGGCTGTCGTGCAAGACCCCCGTGGCATTCGCCGCGCATAAAGGAGTAAATCATGGCTGAGCAAGAAGAGTTTAAATTTCCTGACGAAGTTGAAAAGGAAAAGCCCTCCGCTGTAGAGGAAGACCTAAAAGTTGAGGTAATAGACGACACTCCTCCCGAGGACAGGGGCCGTAAACCTCTTCCTAAAGACATGGTAGAGGAGTTGGAGAAGGACGACCTTGAGGAGTATTCCGACAAGGTTAAAAAGCGCCTCTCCCAGATGAAGAAAGTCTGGCACGACGAGCGTCGTGAGAAGGAACGCGCCCAGCGCGAAAAGGAAGAAGCCATCCGCTTTGCGGTAATCCGTGAAAATGAGATTCGTGCCCGTGAGAATGAGATTCAGCAGTTAAAGCGACGATTGGGCAACGGAGAGCGAGTTTATTTTCAGGAAGTCAGTAAAGCCGCAAGCAACGACCTGATTACGTCGAAGGAGCGGCTAAAGCAGGCGTATGAAGCGGGGGATGCGGAGAAAATTGCCGAAGCGCAAGAAGCATTAACCGAAGCCAAGTTCCGTATAAAACAACTTGAGAATTTCCAACCCTCTTTACAACCAGAGGAATTGGTAGTACAACCGACTCAACAGTACCCAGTGCCCCCGGCATCTCCGCCTGCGGATCCAAAAGCAGAAGCATGGCGCGAGAAAAATTCGTGGTTTGGCACCGACGAGGAGATGACCGCCCTCGCATTGGGACTGCATGAAAAACTGGTCCGGTCTGGAGTCGATCCGCGTAGCGACGATTATTACGACCGAGTTAACACGACGATGAGGAAGCGTTTCCCTGACTACTTCAACGAAGGAGCAGAAGAGGGAAGGCCGACTCAAACGAGACAGGACGAAAAACCTACTCGCACAAAACCAGCCAATATAGTGGCTCCGGTAACGCGGGGAACCGCGCCGCGTCAGGTCCGCCTGACACCGACTCAAGTTGCTATCGCCAAGAAACTGGGACTGAGCAACGAGCAGTACGCACGTGAACTTATGAAACTGGAGGCTAACTAAAATGGCTGAGAATAGACTCGCACGTGAACTCGAAAATCGAGAATCAGCGCAGCGTAAGCAGGTGTGGGTAGCCCCACAAACCTTGCCGGAACCGAAGCCCCAAGAGGGATATGTGTTCCGATGGATTCGGACTTCCATGATGGGTCAGGCTGACCCAACCAATACGTCCGCAAAACTCCGTGAAGGTTGGGAGCCGGTGAAAGCCGAGGACCACCCGGAGTTGATGCTACATGCCGATCCTAATTCCCGATTTAAGGGCAATGTGGAAATCGGCGGTTTGCTGTTGTGCAAGGCACCATCTGAACTGATGAAGCAGCGTGATGATTATTACGCAAAGCAGGCTCAGGCCCAGATTAACTCCGTGGACAACAGTTTCATGAGGCTGAACGACGAGCGGATGCCGCTGTTTAATGAAAGGCGCTCCTCGACCTCGTTCGGTAAGGGCAAATAACCAATTTTGGAGTAACAAATGGCTTATCCTACTGTCTCAGCCCCCTACGGGCTTAAGCCGATCAATCTGATCGGTGGGCAGGTTTTCGCGGGTTCAGTCCGCGAACTGCCGATTCAGTACGCCTATGGCACGGACATTTTTTACGGAGACTTCGTGAAATTGTCGCGTGGCAGTGTCACCCGTGCGTCGGTGTCTACGGGCACCACGAACAATCAGGTGACGGGCGTATTCCTTGGCTGCTCATTCACTAACCCGACGACTAAGCAGAAACAGTTCGCTCAGTACTGGCCTGCTTCGACGGCGGCTGGTGACGGGCTTGCCTACGTGGTTGACGATCCGGATACCGTCTTCAAGGCGGTGGTCTGCTCGTCTGGCACGACTCTGGCGTCTGGCGCTCCGGCGATGATCGGCGCGAACCTTTCTCTGATCAACAACACCGGTTCCGTGAACACGGGTAACTCGGCTAATGCCGTGCTTGCTCCGACCGCGACCCCGGTCACGTCGATCCTTCCGGTTCGTTGCGTCGATGTTGTTCCGGACACCGCGTACAGTTACACGGCGACGGGTTCGTCTTCGTCCACGACCATCACGCTGACTGGTTCGGGCCTCCCGGCTGCGATTCCGGTTGGTACGAACGTGTCGTACCTTGCCAGCAATGGTCAGGTTATTGAGACGGGTTCGTTCGTGTCGGTTGCTGCGGCTGCTGGCGATACTTCAATCACGATTGATTCGGCGATTGCAGTACCGGGCGGCGTAACCTCGATTCCGGCGGCCTCGACCATTGTTTTCACGGTTTATCCGGAAATTCTGGTCAAGGTGAACGTGCTGGTCCACGGTTACTACAGCAGCACTACGCCGTAAAGGAGCAATAGAAAATGGCTATTTCACGTGCACAATTACTGAAGGAACTGCTCCCCGGCCTGAACGCTTTGTTTGGTCTGGAGTACAAGCAGTATGGTGAGGAACACAAGGAGATCTACGAAACTGAGACCTCCGAGCGTTCCTTTGAAGAAGAGACGAAACTCAGCGGATTCTCCGCTGCTCCGGTGAAGCCGGAAGGCCAAGCAATTGCGTATGACAACGCGCAGGAGGCTTGGACTGCCCGCTACAACCACGAGACCATCGCTCTCGGCTTCTCCATCACGGAAGAAGCGGTTGAAGACAACCTGTACGACTCGCTCAGCAAGCGTTATACGAAGGCGCTCGCTCGTGCCATGGCGTACACGAAGCAGGTCAAGGCTGCGTCGGTTCTTAACAACGGCTTCAGCGCTGCCTATGCTGGCGGTGACGGAGTTTCGCTGTTCAGCACGGCGCATCCACTGGTCTCGGGTGGCAACAACAGCAACCGTCCCACGACGGGTGCAGACCTTAACGAAACGTCGCTTGAGGCTGCGGTCATTCAGATCGCCGCTTGGACTGACGAACGTGGTCTGCTCATCGCTGCGAAGCCCCGTAAACTCATTGTCCCCCCGGCTCTGATGTTCGTCGCTAAGCGCCTCCTCGACACGGAACTCCGTGTTGCGACCGCTGACAACGACATCAACGCCCTCAAGGCGATGGGTTCGATTCCGGAAGGCTACGGCGTGAACCACTTCTTGACCGACACGAACGCTTGGTTCCTCAAGACCGACGTTCCGAACGGCATGAAGCACTTCGTCCGTACGCCGCTCCAGAACTCAATGGACGGTGACTTTGATACTGGGAATGTCAGATATAAGAGCCGCGAGCGTTACTCGTTTGGCTGGTCTGATCCGTTGGGCATGTTCGGCTCGCCCGGCGCGTCCTGATAAATCAAGCACTTGCGTGTTTGGGAAGGGGGCTTCGGCCCCCTTCTTTTTGTGTTGACATGGCGTAGATTAGGTCTTAAGGTGTAATACATGCCATATAAAATTGACGTTTGTGGAATTTACAAAATTGTCAATAAAGTGACGGGACAGTGCTACGTAGGACAATCTCAAAGGGTAAGGAAGCGGTTGAAGGAGCATTTTCGTTTACTACGGTGGAATAAGCACACTAACCCACATCTGCAGAATTCCTATAACAAATATGGTGCCGCTGCGTTCTATGGCGCGATAGAAGTTGAATGCCCTGATCTAGAAGAACTTGATCAATTAGAAAACGCTTTTTTACAGGGAGAGGCTTGGTTCGATGAACCTACGGTGTACAACATTGCTGACTTTGCTAAAGCCCCTATGCGGGGGAAAGAGCATTCAGAAAAAGTCAGAGAACGGATTAGATTGGGTAGACGCGCCACGACATTCGATTACAGAAGCCCTGAGTACCGAGCCACTCTTTCCCAAGCGCATATGGCAAGGAATTACTCGGACCCGAAATTTATGGCAAAGGTTAAATTCATTGTGGACAATCCAGATCTGACGTATGCTGAACGTGCTAGAAGACTTGGTGCCGATACAAGTTCAGTACGCAGGCTCGCGTTAAAGTATCAGCATCTTAAAGGAGATTTATAATGGCTCAGACACGTTTTTCCGGCCCGGTCGCCTCGGATAATGGCTTTATTGGCGACGTTGTTGGCGCAGTTTCCGCTACGGTTTTGACGGCTGGTTCAGCCACGATCACGAACCTGATCGCCACCTCTGGCAAGATTTCTAACGTAACTATCAATGCTGCGAATGCGGCTTCTGGCGCGGTTTCCGCCCAACTTGGTTACGTTCCGGTTCTGGTTGGAGCGACGACTGCCTACATCGCCCTGTACAGAAGCGTCACCGTCTAATAAACCTTGAGGGGGCTACGGCCCCTTCTGATTAGCGGAGGACTCTTATGGGTATGCAAACTGATGTCTGGGCAGTTAATCCGTCTGCCGGAATCGTAGACTTTTTCAAAGGCTCGGCCACGCTTAGCGCGGGCGCTGTTAACCTTTCGGCTAACGAAATTGGCACGAATGGTTGGGGCTACCGGCTCAAATACACATCGAACGGTAACGACACCGGCACTACGTTGTCGATTACGGGTATTGCGGTAGGTGAACTTGGTGGTAATCAAACCACCGAGAAACTCATCGGGGCTAACAACTCCTTCACGCTGTCCAACACGTATTGGAGCGTGATCAACTCCATCGTTGCTGAAACGGCTTCGGTCGGTGCAGTGAAAGTTGGATTTGGCGGGAACTTGGCGTTGCCCCGCACTCGTGTTCGTTCACTTTATTACCTCAGTGCCTCGGGCAGTATCACGTTCACTTCGCAGAAGTCGAACAAAGTCATCTTCAAGTTGGACACCGGATCGGGCAACGTGAACCACATTGCGTTCCTGCCTCCTGAAGGCATCTTGACGACGAAGTCCACGATCAATGACTTCTGCACCGTGACGTTGGATGGCGTGACCAAACTGACTATCGTCTGCGGGTGACGTATGGCGAAAACCCCTGCATGGCAGAGGAAAGAAGGTAAGAATCCTGCTGGCGGATTGAACGCCAAAGGCAGGGCTTCCTACAACCGTGCCAATCCGGGTAAGCCGGGTCTCAAGCGTCCTCAACCCGAGGGCGGTCCTCGTAAGAAATCATTCTGTGCCCGGATGTCTGGGATGAAGAAGAAACTCACGAGTGCTAAAACGGCCAACGATCCGAACAGCCGCATCAATAAATCATTGCGTGCGTGGAACTGCTGAGGTGGATGCGGCCATGGACCCTATTCACACAGCAAGAGAATTGGCGACTCACGCCAATGACATTAAACATCTCCAAGACGACATGGACAGACTTGTTAGCGACATGGAAGAGATTAAGCGCGCTATCCAAGGCATCGAAAAGTCGCTTTCTGAGGCCAAAGGTGGCCGCAAAGTTTTGTTCGCGGCAATGAGCGCAGCAAGTCTTTTTGGGGGTATTGCTACGTGGGTTTTGGATAAGTGGATTTTGAAATAGCCATGCCCAGTAAGTCCAAAGCACAGCATAATTTGATGGCGATGGTTGCTCATGACCCCAAAGCAGCCAAGCGTTTGGGTATCCCTCAATCTGTGGGTCGTGATTATGTGAAGGCTGACAAAGGCCGTAAATTTGGTTCTGGAGGATCTATGAAAGAGTCGAAAGCAATGATGCGTAAAGAAGTGGCCTTCATGAAAAAGAAGGGCGCTCCGAAGTCCATGATTCGGCATGAAGAAGCCGAATACGGCATGAAGAAAGGTGCGAAGAAGATGCGAATGGGCGGTATGGCCTACTCCAAGGGTGGGTCGGCTTCCAGCCGCGCTGATGGCATTGCTCACAAGGGCAAGACCAAGGGCAAGATGGTCAAGATGGCGTACGGCGGTAAGTGCTGATGAATCAGATGCCAAAAGGCCCGCAGGGGCCGCGCCGTTCACCTGAGCAGGCTGCTGCTGCGCGTAGGCAGCGTGGGGCCATTGAACAAGCCCGTCAGGAAGAGATGGAGCGCAAAATGCGTGAAGCCTATGAAAGGGCTCAGCGTCGTAGCGTTTCGGGGATGAAAGAAGGTGGCATGCCTGATTTGACCGGTGACGGTAAGGTCACTCGCGCTGACGTGCTGAAGGGCCGTGGTGTGTTTAAGCATGGCGGAAAAGTCAAAAAGTACGCCAAAGGCGGTTCAGTAGGTTCGGCCTCTCGTCGGGCTGACGGTATTGCCAAGAAGGGTAAGACTCGCGGGAAGATGTGCTAATGATGCCCTCCCGAGGCATGGGTGTGATTGCTCCTAGAAAAGTTCCTCGTGCTAAGCGGCGCGGGGACGATAAGCCCGTTGAGGGTACTGGGAAGCCGATCCGCCATGCCGAGGGCGGTAAGGTAAAGAGCAAGGTCAATCAGGCGGGTAACTACACAAAGCCCGGTATGCGTAAGAGCCTGTTTGAGTCCATCAAGTCTCGGGCGGTGCAAGGTACGAAGGCTGGGCAGTGGAGCGCGAGAAAGGCGCAATTGCTCGCCAAGCAATACAAAGCGAAGGGTGGGGGATATAAGTCATGAGTTCTTTCTCACGAGATTTTACTCCGCAGACTTTTACTCAAGGCCCAGCCCCGACCACGGGAACGGGAACGCCCACTACTTCTGGCCCTGCACGACAGCAAGGCGGCTACTCGTCCATTCTTAATTACCGGATGGGTGGCGGCGGAGGCGGCGGTGGTCAAGGCATGGGCGGCCTGTTTGGTGGAGGGCTAGGCGGGTTTGGCCCCATGCAGGGTGGCTACGGCGGTATGGGCGGGATGCCGTTCAACGTCAGTGGTTATGGCGGTATGGATGCTGGCCTTGGCGGGTTTGGTGGCTACGGCGGTGGCATGGGGGGCTTTGGATTTAACCCCATGATGGGCGGCTTCGGTGGGGGCTTTGGCGGGTTTAATCCCATGATGGGTGGCTTCGGCGGCTACGGTGGGTTTAACCCCATGATGTCGATGGGCCTCGGTGCATTTGGTGGCTTCGGTGGCTTCAACCCGATGATGGGCGGCTTTGGTGGTTACGGTTTCAACCCGATGATGAGCGGCTACGGCCAGTTTGGTGGGTATGGTGGCGGCTTTGATGGCGGGTATGGTGGCGGCTATCGGGCGACGCCGTTCGGTGGATATCAAGTTGAACAGCAATATCCTTCTAACGATCAAGCCGCACGGCAGCAGATGGCGCTTGAACAGCAAAGGCAAAGCGGAATGGGGCAACCACAAGCCGGAAACCCTCCGGCAAATCGAAGCGTAGTGGGTTCTTTTGGGCCGACAAACGATTACATGCGACTTAGCGAAATCAATCGAGCAGAAGCGCGCAAATCTGATGAGGATTATAAGAAGCAACACGGGTATTCAAAAGCGTACGAACAACAAGGCTATGCGCCAGAAGATGCAAAAATTATGCAAAGGGCGGCTGATGCTGGGTGGTATCCCCAAACAGTGTCTTTATACGGTAACAATCAAAGAGAAGATTTAGAATCCGCAAAATCCTTTTTAAGTACACAACCTACATGAAAGCCCCCCAACAATCCTTGAAGGCTTGGACGCAGCAGAAATGGAGAACCAAAAGTGGTAAACGATCTTCTGACACGGGCGAAAGGTATCTACCAGAGGCTGCGATCAAGGCTCTTAGCCCTGCTGAGTATGCCCGAACCACCGCAGCCAAAAGAAAAGGCAAAGCCCAAGGCAAGCAGTTCGTCTCGCAGCCCAAAGGTGTTAAAGAAAAAGTAAGGCCGTATAGACGGCGGGGAATGTAATGGCCTACAAAACTACAGCCACAACCGACTTTAACCTTGACCTAAACACGTTGGTCGAGGAAGCCTTTGAGCGTTGTGGGGCTGAGTTGCGGTCAGGTTACGATCTGCGTACGGCCAAGCGTAGTCTCGGCCTTTTGCTTATGGATTGGGCGAACCGAGGTATTAACCTTTGGACGTTGGAGCAGGGCACCAAAACCTTGACCTACAACGTTGGAACATATGATCTTGAGGAAGATACGGTTGACCTGTTGGATCACACAATCCGCACGGGCACGGGCGTAAATCAGGTCGATATCAACATCACTCGTATCTCCTCCAGCACTTACGTCTCGATCCCGAACAAGAACGCAACGGGGCGGCCGATCCAGATTTGGATTAATCGTCGGACTGGGGCTACGAACTCGGCTGGTGCGGTGGTCAAACCACAATTTACGGTCTGGCCGTTGCCAGACAACAGCACGACTTGGACGTTGTATTACACCCGCCTTCGCCGGATGTTTGACCCCGGTAACGGTATCAACGGTCAGGACATCCCGTTTCGTTTCTTGCCCTGCATGGTGGCGGGGTTGGCGTACATGCTTTCGCTAAAAATTCCGGGGGCAGAAGTACGAACGGAACTTCTCAAGGCTCAGTATGACGAGGCTTGGGACTTGGCGGCAGGCGAGGATCGTGAAAAGGCTGCGGTGCGTTTCGTGCCGAGAGAGTCGTTCTTAGGCGGGTACTGAGATGCCTAATCGTTTTGCATCCGGTAAAAATGCAATTGCCGAGTGCGACCGGTGCGGGTTTCGTTTTAAACTGAAACAGTTGAAGTCGCTGGTGATCAAGACCAAGAACGTGAATATCTTGGTTTGCTCGGAGTGTTGGGAACCTGATCAGCCGCAGTTGTCGCTGGGTCTATACCCAGTAGATGATCCGCAGGCGTTACGTAATCCGCGTCGGGACAATTCGTATTTTGAACCCGGCAACAACGGCGCGGGGGGTAGTAGAATGATTCAGTGGGGCTGGGCTCCGATTGGCGGGGCTCGGGCAGATGATGCAGGGCTAACCCCCAACAAACTTGTCACCGGCTGCTTGGTCGGGGATGTAACGGTCGTAGTGACCTAGGAGATTGAAATGAAGAACGGTATGCGTAAGGTCGCCAAGGAAGAAGTGCGTAAGCACGAGGTTTCCATGCACGGCGAAAAGAAGATGCGTGCTGGTGGTAAGACCAACAGCGACATGAAGAAGTACGGTCGTGGTATGGCTAAGGTCATGAATCAGCGCAGCCCGATGCGCGGCTCGTCTGGTCCGAGGTAATCAACATGGGTAAGCCTGATTTTAAGTTCTTCGATTGGAGCATGGACCCAATCGGCAAGTACAAGCAGCCGGAGCCGAATACGCATTCGACCGGTCAGAATGGCTATCCTGAAAAGGATGTCAACGAGTACGTGGTCAAAAAGAAGATGCAGGGCGCAGGGGCTGCCACGAAGGGAACGATGTTCTCGGAGTGCAAGGAAGGCTAAGCCGTGAATTACACGCAACTAACACAACTGATTCAGGACTATTGTGAGTCTACGGAGCAATCCTTCGTAGCCAATATCCCGACTTTTGTGCAGTTGGCGGAAGAGCGGATTTACAACTCCGTTCAAATTCCGGCTATTCGTAAGAACCAGATTGGTACGCTGACCCCTGCGAATAAATACCTGACCTTGCCTGCTGACTGGTTGGCGACGTTCTCTCTGGCGGTCATCAATCCAACGACGAATGCTCAGACGTTCTTGCTCGATAAAGATGTGAACTTTATTCGGCAGTCATATCCTGATCCGGATGATGCGGGTGTGCCCGAGTACTACGCCATTTTTGATAAGAACACACTGATCTTGGGCCCAACGCCAGATAGCAATTATCAGGTAGAAATGCACTATTACTACTACCCTGAAAGCATTGTTACGGCGAACACGTCTTGGGTTGGTGACAACTTTGAAACGGTTCTGCTCTACGGCGCGTTGCGCGAGGCTTACACCTACTTGAAGGGTGAGCAAGACATGATGCAGTACTACGAGCAGAAGTACCAAGAGTCGATTGCCCTCTTGATTCGTCTTGGCGATGGTCTCAATCGTCGCGATTCGTATCGTAGTGGTCAGGCTCGTGTGCCGGTGACGACCTAATGCCGCTTTTTCAAACACAAACGACGAGTTTCAAAGCGGAGTTGCCGCAGGGCGTCCACAATCTTTTAGTGGATACGATTAAGTTTGCCCTGTATACGGAAAATTCTAATTTGAATGAAGACACCACGATATACACGGTGGCAGATGAGGTTTCTGGCGGAGGCTACACAGCGGGCGGAGTAGTACTGACTGGCGTTACGATTAATTCATCAGGCTCAACGGCCTATGTCAGTTTCAACAACGCTGTGTGGTCTCCAGCCAGTTTTACGGCTGCTGGCGGACTGATTTACAACGCAAGCAAGGCTAACCGGTCTATTGCGGTTATTAGTTTTGGTGGTAACAAAACGGCCACTAATACGTTCACGGTGGAAATGCCCCCTAACACGGTTTCTTCCGCACTGTTGAGATTTACTTGAGGTACTAGACATGTTAACGAACAAAGCAAAGTCTGCTGACTCGGCTGCTGCTGGAGTCGCCAAAGCAAACGATACGAAGGATGGTCTTCGCGGCGGCGGCATTTTTAAAGTTGAATGCCGTGACAAGGATGGCAACTTGAAGTGGGTCTCGGAGACTCACAATCTTGTTGTTAACGTCGGT